TCAAGTTTTCACATCAGGAGATAGTAAAGACGAGAGTATCAGCACACTTGTAGAATACATTATGGAACTTGAGGATGAAGATGACACATTATGAATACATCACAAACCATCTGCTTCGTGCTTGGGTTCAGCAATGGACTTGTAACTTCAGGATTTGGGCAGACCTAATGACTGGCAACTATGATGGTTATGCTCTCTTGGAGGAGGATGATCCATATCAAGAATGTTATGAATGGTTCTGGGCATCTATTAACATAGATGATACATACCCTAAAGAGTTCCTTGAATATCTTCAGCAGATGGTAGAGGATATTGATGCTGGTAAAGTGAAAACATATCCTATGGATGATGTTATTAAAAGTATGGAAGAACTTGTTGGAGATATGGAAGATGAAAAAAACTAAGTTTCCATGGCCATATCATATTGACGAAGAAACAAAGATTGTTTCTGTCTATGTTGTTAGTGGTTGGCCATCTGTTATGATGATTCCCAAGAAGGTAGAAGAATACTTCCCTGGATACAAAGGTGAAGTCGTATCTAAAGATTACTTTGATCAATTAAAAGAACAATGACTGAATGATAAGTTCGGAAACACCAGATAAATTGGCAGAAATTGTCCGAGATACATGGCCGATGCTATATCGGCCACCAAAGGATTTTAAAAAAGAAAAGAAAAAAAAGGAGGGTTAAACCCTCCCTTTTTTATACAATTCCTAAATAATAATAGGTCGCAGTATCGTATGGAAGTACTCAACTCTCCTCAGGATTTTCTGTTCAATCTTAAAGCCTGTTCTCCTTCAGAAGCACGACGAATGTGGAAGGAAAGCATAAAGAAAAAATGGAAACACAAGTGTGCATATTGCGGAGAGAAGAGTGAGGAGTTATCATTAGACCATATAGTTCCACAAGCAAAAGGTGGAAATGACCACATCACAAACGTTTGCTGTGCTTGCGTCAAGTGCAATAGAGACAAGGCACATGAGCAAATGGAAGCATGGTATTTCAGACAGGACTTCTTTACAACTGCACGATATGATGCTATCGTAGCATGGCAGAAACAGATGACTAATCAAGAAGTCACCCTACATAGATACAAACCTCGCAAGAACAAAGTCTTATGAACATCACTATTCATAGTAAGTATGGGTGCCCATACTGTGATAAAATTAAAGCAGTTCTCGACCAACGAGATATGGAATATACTATTCTAACGTTGGAAGAAGATTTTACAGAAGCAGAATTTAGAGAAGAATTTGGTGTAGATGCATCATTCCCTAGAGTAGTTATTGATGGAAATGTCATTGGTGGATGCCGTGATACTGTGGAGTATCTACTTCATAGGGATATGTTTTGATGTCCTCTATAAATAATAATGATACTTCTGGTGTAAACAGGGGTGTTGAGTTAATATTAAAAAAGAGGAGGGAATCCAAACCCAAGGAAATAAAGAAACCGTTCTTTAGTTTTCTTAAGATGTTTTCCCTCTTCAAGAGGGAAGTAACAATTAGTTTTAGTATAGACGTTACTAAAAAAGATTAAATTAGTTCTCTCGGAGGGTAGAGTCATGTTAGCAGCAGAACTCATTATTTTTTCAATGGTTTCAATTCTGTTCTTGTTTGTAGGAGGAATCGTTGGATGGTTAGCAAAAGACTACGTTTATCAGACTCAACCAGTATACACACACCCTGAAATGTTTGACGCAAACGGAAACATTTTACCAGATGAAATTTTAGCAGTACGATTTGAAAATGGCTATGACGACGACGAAGAAGACGACGAGTGAAGCAAAACCAAAGTTGAGCAGACGCAAGTCTGCTCCAAAAGCAATCGAACAACTTCCTCCCAATCCCTTCACTTTTGAAGTTTTGAATCTTGCTACAAAGCAAAGAACCAAAGCAAAGAAGATTGAAGTACTAAAGAAGTACGAACACGACTCAATCAAAGCAATTCTAATCTGGAATTTTGATGAAACCGTGATTTCCGTACTTCCCCCAGGAGAGGTCCCATACTATGATGATGAGGAACGGTCCTTGTCTGACCGCATTGCAGAGGCAGTAGAGGCACTCAATGGTGGTAAGTCTGTCGGTGCCCTGGATACTAAGTACACTGCACTTAGAACCGAATACACAAAACTCTACAACTTCATTAAAGGTGGTAATGATAGATTGAATAGTCTCCGTAGAGAGAATATTTTTATTGACCTCCTAAAAGGTCTTCATCCCCTTGAAGCAGAAATTATTTGTCTCTGTAAAGACAAGTTACTGACTAATAGATACAACCTTACAAAGGAGTTAGTATCTGAAGCATATCCCGATATTACCTGGGGAGGTAGAAGTTGAAACAATTGAAGGTTATTCACAAAGATTGTGATCCTGGTCTTGCTGAAGACAGAACGTTGCCATACACTGCATATATGGTAGAGTATGTTCAAGATGGCATTACTAAATTTGACATCGTAGCTGCAGGCAAGAGAGTAGATATCTTTGATTACTACTGGGATAACTATCGAAGTGACTTCAAGAACATGACGCAGACTGAAGGTAGAGTAAATCCAAAACTGTGGGGAAACAAAGCACCTTCAGATAAGAAGAAAAAATGAAAGAAAAGTTTGAAGATGTCCTGAAAAGAGAACTCAAAGCAGAGTTTAAAAAACAGATGGATGTCGATGTCAATGAAGCAGAACTAGATAAGGTTCTGAAACGGTACACCAAAATAAAAAAGTCCACTCTTCATGAAATTAGGAGACTGGACAAGTCTTAAGTTAAGTTAAGTTAAAATGTATCACATGATACACAAGTACTTGACTATATATGATACAGGGACTATAATGTCCTCATACGTTCATCCTAATGCTCAGTCTAATACTGGCATTGACCTTAGCCCATCATGATGATGCTAATCCATACGGTTGGCATATGACTTGTGAAAGGTTTTTAGAGAAACGAATTGAAATCCTTATGGACGACAACTTGGACCGACGTGCAAAGTATAACCTTTTAGGTTACTTTAAATCGAAGGTTCCAGGTGAATGCAATAGTATACTGACTTAGGACGCAAGTAAGTCGCGGAACGGAGCGTTCATCCCATGTTAGAATTACTACTCTACAGTAATATTCACTGCATTGATGCTGTTGAAATGATTCAACGCATTGAAGCAAATAAAAGTGTGGATAAAGTTATTCGCACTGAGGTGATTGAGACCTTAAAGGAAGCAACACCTGAGTGTAAATGGGACGCAAACGACTGAAGGAACGGGTTTTAATTAACTCATTTCTTTAGGAGACCTACAATGAACACCCTCAATCTCATTCGTAAGCAAATCGAAAAAGCAGCAGCACTTCATGATGCACAGATTGCTATGACTACCTATCGTGGTGTCAAGTTTGAGTGCAAGACTGGAGACGCTGACGAAGTACATGGTACTTTCTGCTATCGTGGCAAAACTTACACCAAGTAAACCCATGCAACAATTAACAGTCGTTGGATTAATTTCCTTAGGTTGTATTGCATTTATCGGAATGATGTATGGTGAGATTCTTCTTCTGAATAGGAGATAGATGGAGAATTACACATATCATTACGATGATATGGATAAAGATAGTAGACCTCCAGCATGTTATCAACTCAAATATAGAGGGGTAATATACTGGTCCTGCTATCGGATTCACTTGGATGAATGGTTTGAAAAAATATATTTGACTTCAGCATTTTCTGGAGACTTAAAGGGGAGGTAAAGTTACCTCTCTTTTTTTATGCAATCATGTTTAGTTAATTGAAGATTCATTTCCTCTATGTAAAAAAGCAACAAATGTATACTACGATACATAAAGTTGGCTAGATAGTATAGAATTTATGAGGTGATCCATGCAATTAAACTTCTGGGGTTAGTGATCCCAAAAACTTTATTATCTCTCTCCCGTTGAAATTTTGGAGGTTATGATGCACAACATCATTGCTAGAGAACAACTTACTGAATGGAGGCACTTTGAAGATACTATCGATGACCTAGAGTCTGAACTTCAAATCATTAACGACTACTACGAATGCCTAATCGAGTGCGATGAAGACCAAGCAACATGTAAGAGAATATGTAGGAGACTCTTATCATGAACTATTGTTAATATAGATTGTAAAGGAGACCTTGACGGGTCTCCTTTTTTTATGTAGAATCAAGGTTGATCCCTCACATGGTTTTATGGACAAGGAACGATTAAAACTAATTGTTAGAAATCTAGAATTGCTTGTCGATGGTCTGAAGTCGGAAGTCTATTCTGATGTTGACGCCTATAAGGCAGAGAACTATGATGACCCCCCTGAGTACTACCATGATTATGATGAGGTCTTCTCCGACGATGATGGATACCCCGACTGAACGAATGAAGCAAACTGTAACCTTGGTCTCTGTTACTCCTGATGCAGAGAAGCACATGGCATATTGTGCCCGTGTAAGCAATCCTAATAATCAGGAAAACGAGAAGTTCTCTGGACTCCTCAAGTATTGCGTGAAGCACCAGCATTGGAGCATCTTTGAGCAAGCATTCATGACTCTGGAAATAAATACTACCAGAGGACTGGCAGCTCAAATACTGCGCCATCGCTCGTTCACATATCAAGAATTTTCACAACGGTATGCTGATTCTTCCCTACTCTCGGAGACGATCCCTCTACCTGAACTACGCAGACAAGACACCAAGAATCGTCAGAATTCTATTGATGATGTTGACCCGTTTACGGTGCAGAAGTTTGAAATGCTGATGCAACAGCACTTTCAGGCAGGTATGGATCTCTATCAGAAGATGCTCAATGAGGGGATCGCAAAGGAGTGTGCCCGCTTTGTGCTTCCTTTAGCATGTCCCACAAGACTTTACATGACGGGCTCTGTGCGCTCATGGATCCATTATATCGATTTGCGTTCTGCTAATGGAACACAGAAAGAACACATGGATATTGCCAATATGGCAAAGGGAATCTTTATTGAACAATTCCCTGCTGTTGCTGAGGCAATGGAGTGGGTCTAAATAGAGTACATTGAGAAATATTATGGCAACATACCCTGTTAAGCACAAAGAAACTGGTGAAACAAAAGAAATTGTCATGAGTATTCATGATTGGGACCAGTGGAAAGAAGATAATCCTGAGTGGGAAAGATATTACACTCCCGAAAATGCTCCTAAGTTTGGAGAGGTTGGTGACTTCCAAAACAAACTCGTTAAAAAGCATCCTGGTTGGAACGAAGTTCTAGAAAAAGCATCAAAACAACCTGGAGCACGTAACCTGAAGATTTGACATGGCAAGAAGAAAAAAGACAGGACAAAACATTGGGATTGGTCAAACTGCGAAACAGTTGAAAAGGAAGAAACCAATCAATCAAGATTTGCTTATTCCAATTGAACCACTAACAGAAAATCAGAAATTATTCTTTGATGCTTACGCAGAAGATAAGCAAATTGTTGCTTATGGATGTGCTGGGACAGGTAAGACATTCATTGCCTTGTACAATGCACTTAAAGATGTTCTGAATGAGATTACTCCTTACGAGCAAATCTATATTGTCCGTTCTCTTGTAGCAACCAGAGAAATTGGTTTCTTACCTGGAGACCATGATGATAAAGCAGCACTTTATCAGATTCCATATAAGAATATGGTAAAGTATATGTTCCAGTTGCCAACTGAAACTGACTTTGAGATGCTTTATGGTAACTTGAAGCAGCAAGAGACTATTAAGTTCTGGTCTACCTCATTCCTTCGAGGAACTACCCTGGATAACTCCATCATTATTGTGGATGAATTCCAGAATATGAATTTCCACGAACTTGATTCTATTATTACCCGTGTTGGTGAAAATAGTAGAATTATTTTCTGTGGTGATGGAAGACAGTCTGACCTTATCAAAGACAAAGAACGTAATGGTATCAGTGACTTCATGGATGTCTTGAGAAAAATGCCATCTTTTGATATAATTGAATTTGATATCAATGATATTGTCCGTTCTGGACTTGTCAAAGAGTATCTTGTTGCAAAGATGGAAACAGGAATCTAATTTGGAATTTAACCACATCGATTTAAAATTACCTCGTCTGGAACGAGAAACCATTGACGGAATTCGGTTCTACAAAGTACCTGATGGAGACGAGTTAGTTAAACTCGTCTCCATTACTTCAGTCACTAGTCATAAGAACAAAGAGTTCTTTGCACAGTGGAGGAAAAAGGTCGGAGTAGAGAAAGCAGATAAGATTACAAAGCAGGCAACAAGTCGTGGCACTGACATGCATACGTTGACTGAAAACTATCTGCTGAATATTCCAGAACTACCCAAAGTTCAACCACTATCTGAATTTTTATTCAAGATTGCTAAACCAGAGCTGGATAACATAAATAATATTCATGCTTTAGAAGGTTCTCTGTTTAGTCGGTATCTAGGGATTGCAGGGACTGTTGATTGCATTGCAGAATACAATGGTGAATTAGCAATCATTGACTTTAAGACTTCCAAAAAACCAAAACCTGAAGAGTGGATTGAACACTACTTTGTGCAGTGTTGTGCTTATGCATGTATGCTTCACGAAATGACTGGTATTTCAGTCAAAAAGTTTGTAATTTTAATGGCATGTGAAAATGGAGAATGCGTCGTCTATGAAAAGTATGACAAAGAAAAATACATCAGATTGCTCGTCCAATATATTAGAGAATTTGTTAACAGTAGAACTTCTTAATATGCAAAACAATATAAAAGATGCTATTAAAGACAAGTTTCTATGTCCGCAACGATTTGCACAGGACATCGAATATATTGTGAAGACATCTAAAATCACATATATTGATGCTATTGTGACTTATTGTGAGGAAAAAAATATTGAGATTGAAACTGTACCTAAGTTAATTTCTAAACCATTAAAAGAAAAACTTAAGTGTGAAGCAATTCAACTCAACTTCTTGAAGAGAACTAGTAGAGCAACTTTGAAATTTTGAAAGTGACACCTTTTGATTGCTACAAAACTTATCTTGCTATAAAGAATCACTTTACCAAACCCAACTACGATTACTTTAAGTATTGTGGTAGGTCTAGAGCATCTGTTCAGTCCTTTCATAAACGAAAGGACCGATACTTTTTCGAGAAGATGTCTCGTCAAAAGAGTGATGATGAAATCAAGGCATATTTTGTTGCCAACTTTATACAATGCACCGACCCCAGTAAACTATGGATTGGGGAAATAATTGCCAGTGGTGAAGAAAACTATACTAATTGGCAGAAACGAATTCAAAGCCTTACTTACATGTTTAAAACAGAGAGTGAGGTTTTTTTGTCTGGTAATTTTGACTCTATGTTTGAGTGTAAAAAGAATCAGCACCCAGACATACTCAAAAAGCATTTACAGAATGCAATTACTATAGAGACAATGGTTATCCTGGATATTATTCTTGGATATACAAAGAGGTTTGATAAAAAAATGGAGTCAGACCCAGTGTGGGAAACCGTAAGTACAAAGATAAAAAAGTACAAACCTTTCCTAAATATCAATGAGAACAAGTGTAAGCAAATTTTAAAAGAAATCGTGCTATGAGTGGAGAATTTTTCGATTCCGAAGTGGTAAGAGAATCCGTGCAGGAACTCGACAAACTTCAAAAAGAACTCTTTGAGTCTGTTATGACACTGCCATTTGCTGAGGCAGATGCAAAACGTGAACAACTAGATTTGATGAGAGAGTTTCTAGAGAAACAAAAAGTCTTCATCTTCAGGTTGTCTTTATCAGATGACCCCGAAGCAGTTGAAATGAAAGAACGAATTCTTGAATCTGCTCAACTATTTGGTCTCCAAAAGGGTCAAGGCATCAATAAGTTCTTTGATCTCATGCAGTCTCAAATAGACTATCTTGAGAGCACACTTGACGACTGACCCCCAAACCTGCTATACTTAGTAGGTCAATACGACACACATCTAATACAATCAATACGGAGAATACGAATGGGTTTTGCTGACCTCAAAAAACAATCCCGCATGGGTAGCCTCACCGAAAAACTGGTGAAGCAAGTAGAAAAAATGAATTCTAACGGTTCTAACAAAGATGATGACCGTTTCTGGAAACCTGTCATGGATAAGAGCGGAGTTGGTTCCGCAGTGATTCGTTTCCTGCCCGCACCAGAAGGTAGTGAACTGCCTTGGGTACAAGTCTGGTCTCATGCTTTCCAAGGACCTGGTGGTTGGTTGATTGACAACTGCCTCACCACTGTCGGTGGAACCTGTCCTGTTTGCGAAAAGAACCGTGTTCTCTGGAACTCTGGTAGTGATGCAGATAAGGAAGAAGCACGTAAGCAAAAACGTAAACTGTCTTACTACGCAAACATCTACGTTGTAAAAGACCCTGCCAATCCTCAGAACGAAGGTAAAGTCTTCCTCTATAAGTTTGGTAAGAAAATCTTTGACAAGATTATGGGTGCTATGCAACCTGAGTTTGATGATGATGAACCCATCAATCCCTTTGACTTCTGGGAGGGTGCTAACTTCAAACTGAAACTGAAGAAAGTTGCAGGTTACTGGAACTATGATTCTTCTGAGTTCGCACGTCCATCTGCATTGCTTGATGGTGACGATGATGAACTGGAAACTCTCTACAACGACCTGCATGACCTGCAAGCATTCGTTGCTCCCTCCGAGTTCAAGTCTTATGAAGACCTGAAGAAGCGTCTTGACTTCACTCTCGGTCTTCGTGGTACACCTAAGATGCAAGACCAAGAGACCGTTGAAGAAGAAGAACAGTGGGAACGGGAACGTCGTGGTGACTTCTCTGAGAGCACTGCTCCTGCCCCCTCAATGCCCTCTGCGGACTTCAACTCCCCAGACATTACCCCAAGTCCTTCGTCCTCCAGTGACGAGGATGAGGATGACGCACTGAGTTACTTCCAGAAGCTTGCGGAGTCCTGATTCCAAAATCGATCTTTAATTACAAAAAAGGTCCAAAAAATTTGCCCCCAAATTTTTGCTCTGTCAGGATTTGGGGGTTTTTTGCTACCTACTTGTTCTTGGATTATATGCCTTTTTAGTGTTAGAATTCACAAATTGCGAAGACCTAGCATATTTCATCATATTCTTAATATCGGTTTCTACAAGTCCTATGAATTCTGGGTTTAGAATTTGAATACTTCTTTTTTTCTCATTTTCTTTAACTTCATATTCATAGTTACTGACAGGAGTATTCACATTTTTAATCGTTTGAATATTATTACTAGTATCCAAGAATTCTAGAATTTGGGCATCAGATTCAATAAAAACCTTCATGCCTGGATGTGGAAAATTAGTTGTCATGTTTCGTTAGTAAAGTTGAAAGTTGGTTGAACTACACCATTAGCATCTAATGAACCTGTGATTTCAAAAAGTCTTTCTGGTACTTCTACTTTATTATCTAGAATTATATCTTCAATCACAATTGTAAAATCTTCACCACTTCTTAAATCTACAGAAAGAGTTCCACCCCATCCAGAAGGCCAAGCTGCTAGACTATTTAATATATTTACATCAGTTTCACTTTCACCATCAGGACTTCTTACTTTTAGTTTTGAGATATTTGTTTGAATATCTGTAATATTATAGTATGCAGTGACATCTCTTCCAAATACTTTCATTCTTTGATTCATATTAATAGAAATGACGGTATTTCCCTTTGAACTTGGGAATTCGTTTATTCTATAACTATTAGTACTCGTATTGGTTTCAATGACTTGTGATTTTGGAGGGTCAATTTGGATTCCCTCTTTGATAACTAAACGGTCATATTCATCTCTATATTCTTTTGTTTCATAATGGTGGATTTTGCTAAGTTCTTCTTCAGAACCATACTTATCCAGCATATATTTGTAAAGTGAGTCATTATCTAATGGCCACTCACTATTAACATCAACAATATTATTGACTAAAAGAATAATCCATTCATTATCTGGAGTTCCATAGAACTTACGAGAAATTTGGTCTGGTCTTTCGTTATCTCGTATTTCATACTGGGTAAATGCAGTTACCGAGTTTGAAATATCGTCTCTAAGTACAGGACGCCTGAAAAGATTTTTTGCTAAACTAAACTCATCAATGTTTCTCTTATTTTTAAAAGAAGCACTGTATTGTATATTTGGTAACTCTCTAAAATAAAATCCCATTTTTAGAACCCGATTTCGTCGTCAAAAATCTGTCTACCTTCACTATCTGTGCCAGCTATACTCTTTCTACTATAATCACTGTGGTATACAGGTTCAAGTTCATTAAAACTTAATGCCATTACCATATGTGCTGGTTGACCATCTTCAAATGACTGATACATTCCACCAGCAGCATATTGCACTGACATACTGGTTAATGCACATACTTTAAATCTATTTAATCCCTTAACGTGTTTGCCAGTAGGACCATGAATATACTCCAATTCAAAAACGTTAGGACTTCCAAGGAATAATGAAGTTGAACCCGATGCAGCAGCAGAAGCATCTGAAGTAGTTCCTTGAGCAGAAATTCTTGCTGCCATACCTTGCTTAAAGAATCTAATTATTTTTCTAACATTTTTTGCTTCTTGCTTACTTCTTGGTGAGAACGGAAAGGCAAATTCAAATTGTCTAAGTGCTACATTGTTAAAGAGTAACTCCAAGTTTTGGTTTGGGATTACACCATGTCCTCTTGACAAAATTGTTTCTGGTGAAATATCAAATCCTGCTTGCTGTGAAGCCATTGAAGCAATTTGTGCTGTAATCTGTGATTGCACTTGAGGATTTGCTTTCGCATCGGCTGGTAAATCTTTTATTATTTCTATCATAGCCGCAAGGGGCATTGCATTTGCACCAGTAAATGCTTTTAAAGCACCATTTAATGCAAGTCCACCAGCAGTAAATCCTATATTTTTCAGCATTGTTGCCAAAACAGCAGCAGACATATTATTCATGCCTTCTGGACCCCAACTTGCTTGGTTGGTGTCAGAAATTCCCTCTGGTATGGGAAGTATGACTGGTAATCCTACTTTTTCTTTTTTTACTGTTCCTCTCTGTAAACCATTCAGAAGAATTTCACCAGCATTAGGACTTTTTCTTTTTCCATTTGAATCTACTGGAAAAAGAGAATCCTTGTATGGTGCCTGGTAATTATATTGAGTAATTCTTAGATGGTCTTGTTGATTTTCTAAAATTGTTGCTGGATAGAATAATAAACCCTTTGCTGGTTCAGTATTTCCAAAAAGGTCTTGTTCATTGGCACTAGCAAAATTTAGGTCTAAAGTATTTTCCCCCAGACCTGCTAATGGACCAGATAGCACTACAGTTGGTGTTCTATTTGGATTAAATATTTGACCATTGACTGCTGATGGTTTTCCTCTAACTGCAACACTGGGGTGAACAACATGTCCACCAGCATTACCACCAGCACCTTTATGTGCGTTAGAAACTGCAGTTTTAACTTTATCTGCCAACTGTGTAGCAGCAACAGTTTCTTCTTTTGTAGATTGGTCGAATAAGAAACCATCTATGGTTGCTATTTTATACCAAGTTCCATTTGAGTAAAGGACATCATTTCCCCACTTAACTTTCTGTGATCCAAAAAGACCATATTCAATAGCATATTCTTGTACTACGTAATCACCAGTAGTTGGGTCATATCTTAAACCATATTTTTTCTCATTAATAAGACCTGCTGGGTCTGCTCCAGTATAAAATGGTTGAGAACTTGGTTTTGTTATATCTTGTAATGCCATTATGGGGAATCCCAGACTCTGTATTTCGGAACTTTTTTACCAAGTTTATTAACAAACTGCTCAGTTGGTAATAATGAAACGTCAATCCAGTCACCTTGTGGGACTTTAAATAATTCAGTCATAACACCACTAAAGAGATACTTGTGTATCGTTTTCTTTGGTGGATTTGCAATACCTGTTTTATTTATGAGGGATCTCACAAATCCCCCTCTATATTGGGGGTTGAGGTAATGAACATTAAGTCCCGTAAAATGTCCTGTTCTGGGACTTACATCAATAATGAAGGATAATGGGTGTCTATCCCAAAATGGGTACTTATCTGGGTATTTAGCAGAATAGAGAAAAAATACTAAGTCACCAGGAACAATGAATCTTGTATCAAATTCATGAATATTTTTACTTTGCAGTGGTGCCAATTCATTCATCAGGGCATCAGTATACCAATTACCACTTCTGAATTTTTTACCTGCTTTTTTCAGTACTGCTTCTGCTACACCAAATGATTCAGCCATCCTTATCTTTCTTATCAGACTCTGTAAAGTTAAAACTATAGTCTAAGACTGCTCTATATAGGTTATCTCTTAGGTTTTTTAAGTGTATTTGCTCTTCTGCTGGTCTTGCAGGTGAACCAGGCCATGTTCTAATGGTTTCTTGGACACAATGATATAAAAGACGAACATCTTCATATGGAACTTCTATTGTATAGAAGATTTCATCGTCCTGATTATGGTCATTGGTCATTTTAGAGTAATCCCCAATTCTTTTTCCGTTAAAATCCTAAATTCGTACTTTCTGTCAGCACACCATTCTTTTGCTGCTTTCCATTTTGCTTGGTTGATTGCCCAAGTCTTGACACTGTAGACCCAAGATTTAGTCCTTCTTTTAGGGTTTGGGTCAGGTTCTTTCAGGTCCTTTAATGGTTTGATTTCAACCACCATAACTCGGTTTTTTCCGTTTTTATCTTTGTATTTTACAAAGAAGTCTGGAAAGTAACGGTGTATTCTGTTGTCGATAGGAGAACGGTAAGGAATAAAGAACTCTTCAGATTGCCATTGATTCACACTTTCTGTAAGGTCACAATACCGCATAAATTTAAGTTCATAAGATGACCTATAAACGATATTAGTTGGGTCACCTTTGTATTTCTCTGGTTTTTGCGGTCGGAATTTTCCTTGCTTGTAACCAGAGTCATCTTTATGTGGCATACATAGTATAGGACAATAATCTCCAAAATATTTATAAATGGCCGACAACCCTTTAGTCCGATTAGGAAATCTTCCACAAATACAAGGTAGAGGAAGAGGATATCCTAGCATTGGTCCATTGTATATGAATACCACCACTCCCAGAGGTGGTGAACCATATACAGGAACTAACCTTGCTGGGGCAAGAGATGTTTTTGGTGCATTATCTCAATCATCGCAATTTAAAGTTTCATTACATTTAGTGAATGGTAGTGCTGGTGATGAAAATTTAAATCAGTGGTTGCAAGCATCTGGTTTAACGAATGATGCTGTTAAAAACGCATATTATGATTTTTATTGTGCTGAGGCAAACTTACCTGCATCTCAACTGAATACTAGAGAAGTTAAAGGCAACTTTCAAGGTATGTCTGAAAGACTTGCGGTAGATAGAGTATTTGCTCCAGTCAGTTTAACATTTTATGTAGATAATGATTATAAATTGATAAGATTATTTGAAGAGTGGATGAATTATATAAATCCATTGCATGGAACTGGTGGAATTGGTGAATCTGGGCAATACCCATCAAGCACAATTGGCAATGGATCTGCAAAGCAAAGTAATGATATCTATAGATTGAGATATCCAGACTCATATAGAAGAATTATTTCTATTTCTAAGTTTGAACGTGATTTTAGAGACCAACCACAAAGGTCTGGAGGAATTTTGGGAGGACAATCATCAATAACATATCGTTTGATTGATGCTTTCCCAACCAATATAAGTGGTGTTCCTCTATCTTATGAAGGAAGTACTATTTCTAAGGTTACAGTAGAGTTTGATTATACTCGTTATGTTTATGAACTAAATCCAGATAGAAGGCAGTTCCAAGCTGGAACAAGACCATCACCCAAACCAAAAGTACCACCAGCAAAGCAACCAAATAATTCAACTCCAGTTCAAGAGTGGGGTAGCACTAATGGACCAGGAACTAGATTTATTCCAAGAGATAGTGCTACAGGAGCTCCAATTTGATTGATAAATAAAATTACTGAGGTGAAATTCTATGCCATTACCAAAGATTACTACTCCCACTTATGAGTTGGAACTACCATCAAGTGGTAAAAAAGTTAAATACAGACCATTTTTAGTCAAGGAGGAGAAAGTTCTAATTCTTGCTTTAGAAAGTCAAGACACAAAACAGATTACCAATGCTATCAAGCAGGTTTTGAAGGATTGTGTAATGACAAGAGGAGTAAAGATTGAAGAATTGCCAACCTTTGATATTGAATATCTCTTCTTAAATGTTAGAGGTAAGTCTGTCGGTGAAGCAATTGAACTTGTTGTAACTTGTTATGATGATGGAGAAGGAACACAAGTTCCTGTTACCATCTATACAGATGATGTTCAGGTACAAAAAGACCCAGAACATACTCCCGATATCAAGCTTGATGATGAACTTGTTCTAAGGATGAAATATCCATCATTAGAACAATTTGTAAAAAATAACTTTGATTTCTCTGACGAGAGTGAAGATAATATTGAAAAATCTTTTGATATTATTTCATCATGCATTGAAATGGTTTATAATGCCGAAGATTCTTGGGCAGCAGCAGATTGCACTAAGAAAGAATTGAAAGATTTTGTTGAGCAACTTAGTTCTAAACAGTTTAAAGAGATTGAAAAGTTCTTTGAAACTATGCCAAAATTATCTCACACAATTAATGTGAAAAACCCAAATACTGGTGTTAACAATGAGGTAACGTTGGAGGGATTGACAAGTTTTTTCGGTTGATAATGTCTCATATGGATCTTGAGGCATATTACAGAATTAACTTTGCAATGATGCAGTTTCACAAATACTCTCTTACCGAATTGGAAAATCTTATGCCATGGGAGAGAGATATTTACGTTGGATTGCTACAACAACATATAGAAGATGAGAATTTGAAGGAAAAGCAGAGACAAGCAGCAGCAAATGCCTAGTTACTTCCAAAATAAAAGAAACAAACCACTAGGAGGGGGGATAAATCCCCGTGCTGCTTCAAATCGTGGAGGAATAAAATATAATTTCAGTGGGAGTATGGACCCTGCTGAATATAGTATGATGATGCGAAAGAAAAAAGGTGATGCATTGGCAGACTCATATGGAATGACTCCAGAAGAGTTTGATGCTCACATGAGAAACAAAATTTCTAAAGCAACAAAATTTGTTTCTGGTGGTCGCAGGATAGGTGATGGAGTCACTGCATCTGCTAAGAATAATATTGTTGGTTTCAAACGTGCTGGGGTTCGTGGTTCAAGAAAGGGATTAGATGCACTTGTCAGAGCAATATCGTCAAACATTGTTAATAATATTGAAAACACACAAAGCAATGTTACTAACTTTGCTAGAAAGGAAAGAGAGAAGACAAAGGGGAGATTAATACCTTCTGTACAAAGACAGACAAAGAATATAACCAGAGTTGTAAGACCTCAGGTATCTAATTTAAATAGTACTGTAAATAACGTAAGAAATCAGTCATTTAACACCATCAAGGCATTTAGAACTGCTGGAGAAGGTGATGGAAAAGAAGATACTGGTCTGAGAGGAATATTTGGAAGACTAAAGGATGGTTTTGGGTTATTAAAACTCTTAACTAATAAAAGAACTCAAGAAACATTAAGTAAATCAATACAAAATCTTGAGCAATTCTTCACTGATTCATACAGGGTTGCACTTAGGTTAAGGAAGAATTTATTAAAGATATTCAAAGCACTTAGAAGAATCAGAGGTGGTGGACGTGCTGGTGCTGCTGGTGGTTTCCTAAGTGGAATTGGTGCTGGTCTTGGTGCTTCTGGAATGGGAGCAATGTTCGGTGGAGGTAAACAAAAACGTAAAAGAGCACGACCAAGAAGAAGAGGTAGAGGAAGAGCAGGGTTAATGTTAGGTCTAGGTGCTGGTGCTCTGGGAATGGGTATGGCAACCAATGCACTAGCAGGTGAAAGTCCACAAATACAATCTGCGGAAACTGCTCCAGTAATACCTGAAGGATTCATAGATAGATTCCAAGGTATTGTAGAAAAATTTGGTGGAATTATTAATAATCTATTGAATGCAAAACCAAAACCTTCTCCTGGTGGAGGTAGTGGTGCATCACCATCACCAACAGCACCTGGATCTACAGATCCTGTTACTGGTTCCATGTCTTTAGCTGGTGGTGCAGAAACAAATGAAGAAAAAGCATGGTTAAAAACTATTAGAAAAGCAGAAGGAACTGCAGGAGAGGATGGATATGGAAAGGTATTTGGTGGAGAGGTAATACCAGAATTAGCAGAAGGCAAAATGACTGTTAATGAAGTCATACAACTGCAAAAAACTGGTAAAATGCCAGAACGTTTTGGTGGCAGACAAGTTAATTTTGGAGAGTATGATGGACGTGTAAGTGCTGCATCTGGTGCATATCAGTTCATGCCTACAACATTAGAAGGTCTTCTTAGAAATACTGGAACTTCTGGTGATGCTGCATTTACACCAAAGATGCAAGACCAGTTTGCTCTTGAGTTGCTTAAAGGTAGAGGTATAGACCCCACAAAGGCAGCAACTATCGAGGGTATGAATAAGGCACAGGTCGAATGGGCTGGTCTTGGAACACATCATGGTCAGACAACAAGAACAACAGCAGAATCACTCAGAATGTATAATACATATCTGAACAACTCTGGTGTCCATACACCAGTTACACCACCACCTGCTATTGATCCTTCTGGAGAACAATCTTCAGCAAGAAGTTTACAGTCAAGGTCGATTGCTAGAACTGCTGCATCACAGAGACAAACAAGTGGACCTACAATAATCCCTATGAATCTGGGTTCACAGCAACAAACCCCTGCACCTGCACCAAGTTCTCAACCAATTGATGATTCACCTGCACAAAGAACAACACCAATACCTATTTTATCTGCAGGTGACAGTGATAACTTCTTTGCTATGTCAGCAAAACTAGCATATAACATTGTTGAATGATGCCAGTATTAGAATCTCCCATAAAGGCTTCAGTTAATAATATTCGCAAAACTCCTGCGTTTAGACGTTCTACGTCCAAAAAAACTAATCTGACAACAGACTTTAAATCTTTAGAAAGAACATTAACCGTTGGAAATACTAAATTAAAACGGGAAAAGAGTCTTCCAACGAATAAAAAGATAGACCAACTTTCATTAAGGATACTTAGTGGTCTTCAAGGAGGAGGGGGAGGCATTGCTAGTGCTGGTCTTGGATTTGCAGTTGGTCGTGGTGTTGGTGCAGTAGGTTCTGGGTTACTAGGTCTTGCTGGTGGTGCAGTAGATTTAGTTGGTGGATTATTTGATAGAGGTGCAAAGAAAGGAGCACAAAAAGGGGTACAAAAAGGAGCACAAAAAGCAACAACTAAGGCAGCAACTAAAGCAGCAGGAAAGGGTGTAGGAAAAGGATTGCTTAAAAAACTTCCTCTTGTTGGTCTTGGATTGGGAGCAGCATTTGCGTTAGAACGGGCAGCAAGTGGAGATATGGTTGGTGCATTAGGTGAACTTGCTTCTGGTGCAGCAGCAATGGTTCCTGGATGGGGCACAGCAGCATCCGTTGCTATTGATGCTGGATTAATTGCAAGAGATATTGACAAATCAAATAAAAATGATGAAAGAGTTGAAGAAAAATTAGATGAAAAGAGAAAAAAACTTCTTGGACCAACATCTACAAGGGCAGTAAATGGTTTGCTTCCTGCATTAAACAAGTTTGAAAAATATGTAGAAAATTTTAAATCTTTCTCCATTAGTGGTAGTTTTAATCAGGATATTGCACCAGGAACCGCAACTGATAGCATGGGTTCAAAAAATCCTAGTGCTCATACTGGTGATTATCCAGGTTTTGATACGATGGAAAGAGTTGCACCTTTTGTTACTGGTGAAGTAAGTACATATCCTGGTGCTCAATATGGTGCCCCTCGTAGTAATGGAAGAACTCATGTTGGACAAGATATTTCTGGACAACGTGCAGGAGACCCTGTTCTTTCAGTAATGAAGGGAACCGTTACAGAAGTTGGTTCTGGTTTTGCATTCCAAAATGGTCAAGGTACAAGTCAAACCATTGGAATTGACCACCCAGATGGAAGTCATAGTAGATATGTTCATGTTCTTTCAGACGTTTCTGTTGGTGATGAAGTATTAACAGGACAAAAAATTGGAACAGTATCACCAGCAGACGTTGCAAGTAGTCCTGATTTCCCTCACCTGCATTTTGAATTATATACTAAAGATGGTGTTATAGACCCAAGACCATTCCTAAATTCTGCACCACAGGGAACTCCAAGTGTTGCTCCAATTGCTCCCAATGGTGAAACTAAGATAAAACCAGAGACAGATGGTGCTGATGATAGAGAATCTGCCCCAATGGACCCAACTGTTGACCCAGGAAATGATGGTTATGATATGACAAGAACCAGAGAAGGATTCTTGCGTAGTGATATTGTTGATGAAGAAACTGGATTCACTAGAGGTGACCAGGAAGATATGAGGGTTGCTAATGAAAGAAGAAAAGCAATGGTAAAGGCACTTGGAAGAGATGGTTTTTCACAAGCACTGGATAACCTAGGAGGAAATGCAACGGTTGAAAACTATGCAGCAATGATGAAAGCTGCTGGTATGACAGAGCAATTGAAAGATATTCTTCAGCAATATAGACCAGGACAGTTAATTGATAGTGGTGATGCAGCATCAACAAGAGGTCTAGTTGCTAATGACCCAATGGGGAGGAGATTTAGTGCAGAAGCACAATCAATATTAAATTATGAAGTACCTATGTTGGAATCATACCCATCATATAATCAGGAAGGTGGAAGTCCAACCTTTATAATTATGAATTCTAGTGGTCAACAACAACCACGTCCATCTGCACCACAAATGATGAGAAAAGATGGTAAGAATGAAACGGTGATTGTTCCTGTTGGTGGATTAAATAGAACTATAGATGAAATGTTACTAACTAAACTTTCTAGGTCATAATGGCAAGTACAATAGAAGCACTCCAAGCTAAAGCTGTAGACATTACTTTATCCGATGGTTTTGTTTTTAGTTTAGCAGATAAGACACTATTCATAGATTACTTTGAAGACATTATGTCTCCTGGTATAACTCTTACTATGTTTATTTCTTCAACTGAGTCAATAGTGCAAGGGTTAAAGATACGTGGTGGAGAAAAAGTGTCTATTAGTTTAGAAACTGCTTCTGGTCCATTTAAACGGGATGATGAATACTCATTTTATGTCTATAAAGTAAGTAATTTAAAGTCTACCGATACTGCTGAAAACTTTACGATACACTGTGTTTCAAGAGAAAGTTTGAATAATGAATTACAAAGAGTTACTAGAAGATATGATGGGTCTCTAAAAACTACAGTTGAATCTATCTTGGATGATGTATTACAAACAGATCGATATGATTCAAATAATATTGAGCAAACTGCCAACAACTATTCATTCATTGGAAATAATAGAAATCCATTGACAGTGTTGCAATGGTTAGCACCTAAAGCAGTTCCCACAACTAGTGCTAGTGGTGCATCTGGTGATACTGATGGGGAAGCAAAGGGAACTGCTGGATACTTATTTTGGGAGAATAGTGAAGGATATAACTTTAAAAGTGTTTCCAGTTTAGTTTCAAAAACGCAATTGGGAGTCAGTTCTTCGGATGATAAAAACATTCCAACATATAAGTTCAGTGGTGTAATTAAATCGACAAATTTAGAAAATGCTTTCCAGATATTAAATTATGAAGTTGAAAAAAATATTGACCTAAGAAAAGCATTAAGACTAGGAACATACTGTAATGTTACAGAGTTCTTTGACTTATATACTGGTACTGTGGATACATATTCATATAAGTTGTCGGAGCAATTACAGGAAAAGTTAGGGACTGAGGACAAAATTCAAGTAGATGATGCCTTTTCCCAAAATACTAGTAGAATTATGGTTAGAATGTCCGATAGGGGTGTTCTTGATAATGATGGGGTTACTACCGACTCTGGTAGAGATATTGCCGATATGGCAAAATCAACGGCACGATATAATATCCTCTTCTCTCAGGCAATAAATATCACAGTGCCATTGAACTTAAATCTCAAAGCAGGTGACCTCATCAATGCGATTTTTCCAGCAATTGAAGCATCAGAGTTAAATAGACCTGATGAAAATCAAAGTGGTAGATATCTAATTCAACAAATTAGACATCACTTCCAGAAAAATCAAAATTTTTCATATCTACGATTAATCCGTGATAGTTACGGATTATATGGTAACAATTAAGGAGACTAAAAATGGACAGTATCGAACAACATATTGAAAAGGATAAGGAGATTCTTCAGGATCCCACCGTATCCCCACAAATGCGTCGTCATATTGAAGGTGAATTGCATGAACTAGAAGTTTATGCTGAGAATCATAAGAAAGAAATTGAAGCAGGTGATCATCACGACCCATCACCACTGGAACTATTCTGCGAGATGGAACCAGAAGCAGACGAATGTAGAATTTACGAAGACTAATACTAATGCTTGAAGGATCTTTATTACAATCACACTATCTCGGAAGAGATGGTTTTATATGGTGGATTGGAAGAGTTGCACCAGCAGCAGTTTGGCGTAATGAAAAATCCAGATTGGATTCTGGTGTATATGAACAAGATGATGATAAAGATTCTACTGGTGGTTCTTGGGCATATAGGTGTAAGGTAAGAATTATTGGGTATCATACCTTTAATAGAGAAGAGTTGCCTGACGAAGATTTGCCATGGGCACACGTTATGGCATCGAACGAGGCTGGAAGTTTCCAAGGAGGAGCTGGACAAACTCATAAACTGACTGGAGAAGAAACTGTTTTTGGTTTCTTTTTGGATGGTGATGATGCACAGCAACCTGTTATTGTTGGTGCATTGCATAGAAATGCATCAGTTCAGAATGTTCCCGAAGAAGATGCTCAAACTCGTTTTAGACCTGTTACTAGTCACAAAGGCAATTTAAGTCAAGGTGCAACTCAAATTAGAAAGAGGGGAAAGGGGAAGCAACAACCACCAACAACTTCTAAAACACCAGTAACTGGAGTAACTAAGTTCCCACCAACACTCCCTAAAAATAAAAATGCTAAACGTAAAGAGGCTACTCCTGGTGCAGACCAAGCAGTAAGAGAAGACTTAGCATCTCAACAATTTGCTGCAGAAGCAGCAGTAAAAATTGTTAGAGAAAATGGTTGTAGTGATAATTTAATTGGAAAAATATCACAAGAACTTAATAACTTTATTCAATTTATCTCAAGAATTGAGAATTTTATTGGTACTTACATTGACCCTGTTCTGAACACTTTTGTTGACATTGTTCAAGAAATTAAAGGGTTTGCGAGAAGAATCGTAGGCATCATTAAATTCATTGTCAATAATATGAGAGGTGCGATTATTCAGTTAGTCACTTCTCTATTCAGAGACTTTATTGCTAAAATTTTGCCAATGCCACAACACCCACCAGTGGCAGAAGCAACAAAGAATATCATTAATATTATATTTTGTTTATTTGAAAAACTTTTACCACTCTTAATTGATTTTGTTACCAATCTCCTCACAAATATGATTGGTAAAGCAATTAATGCTCCAATGTGTGCAGTTGAGGAGTGGACTGCAGGTATCCTTGCAAAATTAATGGATACAATTGAAGACCTTTTGGGTCCTATTATGTCTGGACTGGATTGGTTACTTGGTGGAATCGGTCAAATCAAAAATGTTTTAGGACAAGTATCTTCACTTGCACAGCAAATTCTAAGCTTTATTGGTTGTGATCAACTAAAATGTGAAGCATCTACTACTTGGGATTCCAAATCAAAAGCAGCAAAATCACAAAGAGATAGTTGGAACAGAACTCTTGGGAATCTCAATGTCATTCAGGGTGTTAATGATGAACTCGATAATGCAATGGGCACTCTTTCGTTGTATGGAAATACTGGTCCATCACCATTTAGAGATTGTGCAAGAAGAGCAGCAAATCCAACATCACAATCAGACCAAACACCAATGCCTCCTGGAATGGTTGCACCAAACTGTATTCCACCAGAAGTTGAAGTATTTGGTGATGGTGTTTTAGGACAAGTTCTCCCCATTGTTGGTAATGATGGAAAAATTTTAACTGTTCAAGTCATCAATCCAGGTAAAGGATATACAAAAGCACCATCAATTAATATTATTGATAATACTAACCATGGAAATGGTGCTAGATTGCAAGCATCCATTAGAGATGGAAAAATATCTAGAGTTTACGTTTTAAATCCAGGGGAAGGATATTGTCCAGGTAACTATTCCTCTATTATCGTAAATCCATCTTATGTGGTTTATGCAGATAAGTATACTGTATTTGAAGGTGATAGTGTAACATTTACTGTCAAAACAGAGAATGTTCCAGATGGAAATAAGGTTGAATGGTATTTTGGTGGAGATGTTTCGATTAACGACTTCACCAAACCAAAAGCAATGAGTGGTGAATTAACAATTAAAAATGGTGAAGCAACTCTTGTAGCACAAATAAACCAAGATAGTCAAAGAGAACCAATTGAAACTTTATTCTTTGACCTATATGATAGTGGTGGTGATTATGTAGCAAGAACTAAAGTTCTAATTAATGATAGATTGACACCAGTTCTTACACCAGAACCAGAAGATCCAGTAGAATCTCCACCAGGAGTACCAGTTCCACTAGAAGATGATGGTGGAACTAGTGGTATTGGAACTATCGGTACTACAATCTTTGGTCCTATTGTTCCTGGAATTAGTACGGGAACTCCATTTGGTGGTGTAGGAATCAGCACTAACATTGTCGGTATAATTACAGATGTTATTGTTGATAGACCAGGATTTGGATATACTTCTGGTGACTTCGTTAGATTTGGGGATTGTGTTTACAATCTTAAGGTTACAGAAACTGGTTCTATTGTTGGAGTAGAATCTGCATTTTCTTGCTCAAGCACATACGAGTCAAACCCTGGAGAAGGTGTTATTACTACACAGACTGGACAAGCAGGAAGATTATTCCCTGTACTTCAGTTCACTCCTCTTACTAAGAAAATCACAATCGTCAATCAACTGGGTGTTATTTCAGTGGTCGATTGTGTCTAATAAATATCTAAAAATCCTTTTACAAAATGACGGAACAACCAAAAGAGTGGTTTAAACAAGGATTCGGTTTTAGAGAACAATCTGGTGTCTACATTGAAGGTAGAGAAGTTGGATACTCTCTAATAACTGATGAAGGTGTTGGGTATACTTATTATAAAGATGGTGGAAAGGAGGATGTTGTTCTAGAAACTTCATTAGAAGTTTGTGGTAGGAGAGTAAAAGATAAAGAACCAGCAAAAGTAATCTATGCAAGAAATGGTGATATTCATTTTGAAGCACCAAATGGTCAGATAACTCTCAAAGCAAGAAACATAAGATTAGTTTCACAAGATGGTGATGGTGAAGTAACCATTCAAGCTGGTAAGACTATTGAAATTGATGGTCCGACAGCTAGAGTGAAAGGCACTAATGTTGATATTACAGGTAAAAATTCTGTCAATATGATTGGTAACTATGTAGAGTCTGCTGCAGGTGTGCAGCAATCTAGTTCATCACTTGTTGATATCTTTCAAGGTTCTTTTATTGGACAAATACTAAACAGTATCGGTAATCTTAAGAAATTCCTTCAACTCTTTTAAAAAATGCCTGCATTATCTTCTATTGCAACAGTTGGTGATAAACTAATTGTCGGACAAGTTGACACTTCATTTTTGACTGCTACTGGTAGAGTTACACCAGGAACAGCAGTTCTAAATGGACCTGTTTACATTGGTGCATCTCCTCAAATTGGTGTTGCCAGAGCAGCATGTATGATTGGTCCTCCCCTTCCTGGATTGTCTGTTCCTGCTTCACTTGAAGTTACAGGAATTGCAAATGTCATTGGAGTCTTTAATGTTATTGCGGTCAGTACATTTACTGGTCTTACAACAAAACTTGGAACAACAATCAAGAATGCTCTAAGTCTTAAAAATGGTGTTGACCTAAAAAATGCTATCAACATTGGTAATGGTATTTCTATTGATAATGCAAAGGCAATCGTCAATGGAGCAGAGACTGTTGCTGGTGTAATTACTGCACCAACAGCAGCAATCCCATTGGTTAATGGTTATGCTACTGGCAATAAACCAATTGGTGCATTTGATGTTCCTCATTGGAGAAAAGAGAATACTAGAATTCGTCACCTGATTGCTGAAGGACCAGAACCAGGAATCTATGTTCGTGGACGTTTAACTGGAAATAATACAATTGAATTACCAGAATATTGGGATGGTCTTGTTGACCCAGAATCAATCACTGTAACTCTTACACCCATTGGTTCATCTCAAGATTTATTTGTTGATTCAATCCCTTGGGGAAGAAAAGTCATAGTTAAATCTGGAAATGCATCCAATATTGATTGTTTTTATGAAGTTTGGGTAGCACGTTGGTTAGATCCAAGAGACCATAGTAAGAAACTCCATGTAACTTATGAAGGAGAATCTGCAAAAGATTATCCAGGTGATGCAAAAGATTTCCTAGTTGGTGGATGGGATTATGACAGAAGAGAGACTCAGTGGTAACCTATAAATAATTTGAACATATTATCTTAATCTACATTCATGTCCACGACACAAGATATTATTAATGAACTGAAGGAAGAACTTGAATCAAAAATCAAGCAACGTGAAGGTGTCTTAGACCAACTAAAGTTGGTTGATGTGACATTGGACAAAATGGATGATGTAATTAAAAGAATTGATAAAGACGCACAGAGCAAAGTTGATATAATAAATCCAACTCTTACTTCAGTAGCAGATGCTTATAAAGCAAGAATTGCTGCTGGTTGTAGGAGTGGTCTTGAATGGGTAGTTACAAGTAGTGAAACCAGATATTCAAAAGCATTTATGGGTCCTCGTACTGTAACAAGATATCAGTGTAAACAAATTGATAGTCTTAAGAGACAAGAAAACTATCATGCCCTAAAATTTTACTCAAAACCAGCAGATATGGACTATGGTTCTACTCTGATTGGTGAGTTTCAGGGCATTGTAAGGACTGGTTCTACTGTCTTAGGAATTCATTCCAGTACCTTTGAAGAAGTTAATGCTGATGTTCTAGATTACCCTCCATTTATTAAAGTTGGTGATGCAATTATTGATAATATAGAAAATCCAGAATACTTTGATTCACAAGATATTCCAAAAGTTACTGGATTGGGATTCACTGACTACGTTGGAATTGTAACGACACTCATAGGTGGCATTGATGCAGGCAGTAATATTTTCAGGCATTTTGGTGCGGGAAGTCTCACTGATATTGAAACATTGTTTAATGCTGGAGAAAACATTGGTTTAAATGAACCTTTCGTGTCTGGTAATACCAATCCCGCAGATGTTTTTGCGGTTGGGTTTGCTACTGTTATTGGTATCGGAACTGCCACTCAAATAATAGAATATCAGGATCAATTTGGTATTCCTCAGCAAGATGAGTTTGATATTCAAACGTTAATATTATCAGAAAACGCAACACAAACTGTTGCTGAGCAAGAATTTACTGTTGGCATTCTAACTTCTATCGGATGCTATTTCCTCGATACTGCGGCAAAAGATACATCAGGAATCACTTCATTCTTTGCTATTAGGCAAGATGAAGACCCAGATGCTGCATTTGATTTTACAGCAAATCCACATAGTCCAGAAAAAATTGGAGTTCTAGGAAGTGGCAACCTAGGTGTAGGACATAGTGTATTCTATGTTAAAAATGGTGATCCATCAGCACAGCAAAGATGGAGACCAGAAACTGCACATGATAGGATTAAAATCAAAAAAGGAAATGATATTGCTGCTGTTAAAGAACCAAACGTTGGTGGAGGAAATGCCCCCTATAACATAGGAAACTTCTCATGGCCGATTAAAATTGTTACAACACAAGCAGCAAATAGTCGTGGGTGGAATTATGTTACAATCTTATATGCATCTGAAGGTGACCAAGTAACTATTAGTAGTGGTGATGCTGGAGCAGGAAGTACTTCTGGTTCATCGGTTGGAATTGGTTACACGGGAACAAGTGCCCAAAATCCATCGAATTGTGGTGATTATGATAATGCTATTTCACAAGCAGAGCAAACAAGAGATCAAACGGTTTCTAAGTATGAACCAGAAGGTCGTGGAATCATAGCATTATCGTCAACATTAAGAGAAAAAAGAGCAGAAAAGCAGATGCTTGCTTGGTCTCTTCTCCAAGCATCTAGATCTCTTCGTGATGATATTGAGAAGTTAACCAAACAAATTAGGAGTTTGCAAAACACCGATTTGTCTAAGTATGACAAGTGACGTTCTTCGTTCTGACCTATATAGTATAAGAAAAAGTACACCGAACTTAGAGTCTAATGGCGGACAGATATCCCTTAGTAGCTAACTCTTCTACAAATAGGATAGAAGAGTTAGCAATAAATGATAATTTAAATCTACAAAATAACGGTATCGTTGGTGCTTCTACTGTAAGAGCCAGTAGTTTCATTGGGGATTTGATTGGTACTGCCTCAACGGCAACACAATTAACTAATGCTTCTCAAATACTTAGTGGCACTATTCCATCGGAAAGATTGGAGGGTTTCTACCCTATCGGTGTTACAACTGCAAATGTTCTAACAGATGCTAGTCAAATACTCGGTGGTATTGTTCCAAGAAGTGTATTAAGTGGTGAATATGATATTAATATCACAGGTACTGCATCTACAGCAAATGCTCTAACAGATGCATCTGCTATTAGTGGTGGTATCTTACCTGCTGATAGAATGGCAGGTGTTTACAACATTGATATTACGGGTACTGCATATCGTTCGGTTGGTGCTGCCCTTTCTATCACTGTTCAGGATCAGACAGATAATCAGAATCAATATATTCTCTTTGCAAAAAATACAAATACTGATGCTAGTGCATTTGTAAATCCAAGTGGACTTACATATAATCCTGCACAAAACTATGTTGGTATCAATACAAACTTACCAAGTTTTGAATTGGATGTTCTTGGTGATATTAGAGCATCTGGAATTAGTAGTGTAAATGTTTCTTTTGCCGATACAGCAAATATTAGTTCACTTAAAGGTCTTACTGCCATTGATGCAACTAGTATCAACACAATTCAGGTATCACTTGGTCTTGACCAATTAAATGACCTGACTGTTATTGGTATTAGTACTTTTGAAACTCTCGAAGTAGAAAATCAAACAACAGTAAATGATTTTAATGCTACTGGTGTTTCTACTATTGCTAATGCAGAAGTTACTCAACTTACTGCAGTAAACTCGAATGTAACTGGTGTTTCTACTGTTGCAGAACTTAGTGTAGGAATTGGAACTACAGCAGAGTCGGTAATTAGTAGTTCAAGAGAACTTCAAAATATCAGTGGAATTGACACTGTAACTTCTCAAACTTTTAGAGATAACTTAGGTCTATCACAACTAGATAGCATCAATGTTACTGGTCTCAGTACTTTTACTGGTGTTGATGCAGATACTATTGGTGTTAACACTATTACTGCAGTTTCCTACCTTGGAAATGGTGCTGCACTTTCTGGTATTGTTACCCAAATCACCGCAGGAATTGGAATTACATTATCACCATCTAACGGTGTAGGGCAGGTTCAAATTAATGCATACAGACCAGTAGGCAAAACGATTTATGTTGCAAAGTCTGGTAATGATAATAACACTGGATTAACTGATAGTCATCCAAAACTAACGATCAAAGCTGCAGCAGCAGTTGCAGAAGCAGGTGATACTATTAAAGTATTCCCTGGTCTTTATCAAGAAGCAAACCCAATTGTACTTGGAAAGTTTGTAGCAGTAGAAGGTACAGAATTAAGAAACTGCCAAGTAAGTTGCACAACTTCATCTGAAGATTTATTCCACGTCAATAATGGTTGTCACATTACTGACTTAAGTTTTGTTGGTCCCGATGCAACAAATGGAGCTGCTGCTATAGCATTTAATCCATTATCAGGTGTTTCTTCAGATAGATTCTTTGATGGTGCAAGACTCATCAGAATGAATCTCGATTTTATTGCTGAGAATGCAGTAGGTTATATCACAAGCACTGATTACAACGGTGGTGCTTTCTCACTATCTACATCTAGAACTGAGTATGTTAGTGCAGTAAAAGACACCATGAGAGCAACGATGTATAACATCACTAGAGGTGGTAACAATAAAGTTGTTGGTGTCGGTACACAACTCAACTCTGACCTAATCACTGGGGCAGCAAATCTCACAGCATTTACTGATATGCTTGAGTTCTCTGCAGGTATTGCTAAGTCATGTATTACCAATACTGAGTTTGGTTCGGGATATACTGGTTGGACTCAAGTTCGTGATACTGGAATCTATGCGGACTCTGCAACTGGGTCTAACCAAGACTTTGGTTCATGTGCAAATGTTATTTCAGCAGTTCATACTTGTGTAGGAATCGTAACTACTCTTGCTGCTGGTGGTTCTGTTACTACATCATATCCAGGTAACAATGGACAGGGTGCAGCAACTGAAAATCACTCTTCATTCTCTGCTGGTGTTGGACCAATTACTCAGGGTCCATACATTAGAAACTGTACTAACTTCATTGGAAATAGCATTGGTCTAAAGGTTGATGGTTTCAATGCAGAACCAGGAGACTTAGATGACATCGGTGTTACTGGTTCAATGTCAGTTGACTCATACACTCAGTTTAATCAGGGTGGTATTGGTGTTTCGGTTTCCAATGGTGCATATGCTCAGTTGGTTTCACTATTCACCATTTGTAATGATGAAGCAGTTGTTGCATCTTCTGGTGGTCAGTTAGATTTAACGAACTCCAACTCTTCCTTTGGTACTTTTGGTCTTGTTTCTAGAGGTGTCGGAAACAATGGAACTAAGTCAATCTATACCTTAACTGGTTTTGGGCAAACTGAAGCAGCAGCATCCCAAAATGAAGTTGTTGTTTCTGGAGTTGGTACATTTAGACCATATGATGGTCAAGTTGTATACTTTGACAAATTATTCCAATCAGTTCAGGAAATCAGAGTTCTAGATGCAGGTAGTACATATACTTCAGCACCTAGAGTTACTGTTGCTGCACCAACAGGAGAAAATGGCATCACAGCACAGGCAACTGCAACCGTAGAAAATGGAAGAGTTACAGGTATAACAGTTGTCACTGCTGGTTCTCAATATACTTCAGCACCAAATATTACAATTGATCCTCCTGCTGGTGGTGGTGTAACTGCAACTGCGGAAGCATCTATTATGTCTCCTATTTACTATAGAGTTGCAGAAGCAACCTTACCTTCTGCTGGTATCACAACAATTACTCTTGCATCTAATCTAAATAATACAGTAAGTGCGGGAAGTACAGTTTACTTCTCTAGATTGAGTCAGCAGTTAGCATCATCACATTCATTTGAATTCATTGGTTCTGGTAATGACATTCTTACTGCAAAACCTGCTCTTGGTGGTGTTCCAGTTCAAGAGAATGAAGTTGTGAAAATTGATGGTGGTGAAATTATCTTCACTAGCACAGACCAAGCAGGTAACTTCAGAATTGGAGATGGTATTGTCATTAATCAAGCAACTGGTTCACTGACTGGTACAGACTTTACGAAGGCACTATTCACGACCATGACCCCATTCATTCTCGCACTCGCAGACTAAGGAGGAACTTAACAAATGGCACTCGCAGCCGCAGCAGTTAATAATTTTAAGACTGTTACGAAAGTTGTTCAAACAACTACTGACGTTATCTATGAATCACCAGTTGGTTTTGTTGGTGTTATCCTGCTTGCACAATGTGCAAACATTGGTTCTGATGAAGAAACACTTAGTTTTTTCCACAATAGAACAGTTGGAGGTTCTACTGTAACCACAGAAATTATTAAAGATTTTCCAATCCCAGGAAATGATACAGCAAACGTTCTATCTGGTAAACTCGTTCTAGAAACTGGAGATACCATTTCTGTTAGTGGTAGTAATAATACAGACTTAAAATTTATTGTCAGTATTCTTGAAACATTTAATCAGTAATATTTAAAAATGTCCGACTATTTAAGCAAAAGAGTACGAAAAATATACGGTGCTGACCTAAAAGCAAGCCGTTATGATTACTTGTCTCTAGAGCAAGCAGAACCAGACCTTGGAAATCCATTGGTTGGTCCTTCTTCTGTTGGAGCAAAACCGAATCCATCAGGTAACGCATATATTCTTGCATCATTTGCGACTACTTCTAAGGCAGATAGATATTGGGTTTCTCCCTCAGAACTCCAGGGTCTTGGACTGGGTTTGATTCCTGGTGCTTTCACAATTAGAGATGAAGGTGCTACGGTTGGTACTGCAAATAGTTTTACGACTCTAAACTTTGTCGGACAAGATGTCGATATTGACTATGTTGGACCAAACCCCGATGAGCAGACTGGTATTGCAACAGTAAGAATTAATTCCAAAGGTAGAGGAATTATTAATGCTGTTCAGTTCCATGATTCTACAACTCTGACTGAAGGTGCTCCAGACTTTGTATATGTACCTTCCGATAATTCAGTTGGAATTGGAACAACACAACCGATAGTTACTCTTGAAGTAATTGGTGAAACTTCAGTTTCTGGTGTTGCAACATTCAAGAGTAATGTAAATCTAGATGATAATGCATCTTTAAGCATTGGAGTTGGTAGTGATTTCACTATCACACATGATGGTACAGATACTAATTTAATTAGCAATACTGGAAAACTAAATCTAAGTTCGGATGATTTAAGTATTGCTGCAACTAGAACAGGAAAGGAATATATTACTGGAGTTGATGGAGAAGCAGTATCCATTTTCCATAATGGTTCAAATGATACTGGTGCTGGTTCCACCCATAAGAGAATTGAGACATCCAGATATGGAACTACATTTAAAGGTAGTGGATTATTTGAAGAAGGACTTCATGTTGTAGATGATAAAGCAATTAGAGTCGGTACAGGGACTGACTTAACTATCTTCCATGATGGAACAGATACTTACATTGATAATGCAGAAGGTTCTCTTTATATTAGAGATACTTCTAATGGTGATATTCGTATCCAAGCAAATTCTGGTGAAGACTCTGCTATTTTTAACGATGATGGTTCAGTAGAACTATACTATGATAATGCCAAGAAGTTTGAGACTACTGGTATAGGTGCAACTGTATATGGTGAGTTAGAGGCAACAACAGTTGATGCAACCAATGTAGAAGCAGATAGTTTACTTGCTGATGATTTAGTTGTAACAGGTCTTACAACCACTACAGACTTTAGAACAAAGTATGCTAATGTATCTACAGCAGGAACTATTACAGATTTCTTTGCAAGCACTGCAACTGTATCTGGTTTAACCACAACAGCAAGACTATATTCTGGTAAAGCTTCTATTGGTTCAACCCTTACTGCTACTCATATTGGTATAAACACAGAACCACTTCACCCACTCCATGTTGAGGGTGAAGCAAGATTTGGAGATTTGATTTATGTTAGCAATGGAACTGGCATCACTGGAGAAGTCCTCCTGTCTCAAGGAGCTTCTAATCCACCTGTATGGGGTCCTCCAACTAACGTTACGGTTGGTTCTGCCCAGTCTGTTTACATCGACGACGTAAATGCTAATCAGACGCATTTCCTTACATTCTCTACAGAATCTGATGATATTGGTTATGTAAAAGTAGATACAGAAGGACTATTCTATAATCCATCTTCCAATACACTTGGTATTGGTAGCACTGCTAATCATACATTAGATGTTCTTGGTGATATTAACTTCACTGGAACTCTTCTCCAAAATGGTGAACTTGGTGTATTCTCTAGATGGACTATTGACGAAGTATCACAAGATATTTTCCGTTTTGCAGGAAATATTGGTATTGGAACCAGTGCTCTAAGTCATAAGTTCACAGTTCTTGGTGATACTTTACTGGAAGGAGATACAACAATCCGTGGACAGATTATAGAAGGTCTGACAGTATCTGGTATTGCAACAATTGACCAGTTTACATCTGCAGATAGTAATATTGACTTCTTAACTGTAGGTGCTGGTGGAACTGTATTGACTGCTAGTGCAGATGGCACCGTTTCAGTTGGTATTGGAACTACAACAGCAACTCTTACTGTAACTGGTGAAACTATTCTTGATGGTGTTACTCACTTTGATGGAACAATCACCGAGAAGATTCATAATACTTACGGAACTGACATTCCATCAACAAATGGAAAGATGACTCTTGATGTCAACACAGGAACAGTAGTTGTTGGTGTTCTGACTGAGGCAGTAGGTGAGTGGGCATTTATTGGTGTGGACACTAGTGGTCCAAAAGCAACCACAATGACTCTAATTATTGATTCGGACTCACTACTTGGATATGCAGAGACATGTAGTGTAAATGGTGGTGCCCCATTCGGTGTACGATGGGGTGGTGGTATTGCACCTCTACCAACTAACAACGAGGATATTATTAGTTTCACTATTGCAACCGACTCTAGTGGTCAAATCAGAGTCTTCGGTTCATCCTCACTCAACTTTAGCTGATAAGATATGCCTACTTCATTTGGTGTTGCCAAAGCATTCCGTTCTGGTGAATTCCGTGACCCAGCAGTTACATATGGTGACTTTTTTGTTTTTAATTTCATTATGACTGCTGGTTCTGACTTGGATATCAGGGCAAAACTTCTCAATCCAACGGGTGTAAATGAAACCCTAGGATGGGGTAGAGATAATACAATGAGATATAATAATATCACCTTTGCATATTGGGGTGGAGATAACACTGGTGGTGGTAGGGAAACTTTTTACCTTGATAGAGCACAATTTTTACAAGCATTTCCAACTGCAACATCTTTTGAATTTGATTTAAGATGTTTTTGGAACGCAGTTTCTGGTGGAAATGTTATTACTAATATTGATGCATATCAAGGTGGTTCCATGGTTCTTAATACCAATACAAGAGTATGGGAAAATCCTACAGCAGACAATGATTTCCCAGCATCTAAATCTGCATCAAAAGAAATTACTCTACAAACGTCTAACGTAGAAACAGAAGGACAGAGAGCATCAAGAGTCCAAGTTAGTCTTCAAAATGAGACTATCCAGTTCTTTGCCAACTGAGGAACTGGCACAAGGAGCTTGACCTACCCATTTCACTATGCTATGATGATTGGGAACACTATTGGTTCACCTAGATGATGATTACCCGAGACGCACTCACTGAGTTGCGTGAACTGCATGAAGATGTGGCAGAAAATTTTACTGACACGTTCTTTCCTATCAGTGGAGAAACTTATTGGACTTGCGTTCAAGCACTTGCTGAAGCAAAACTTGCAGAACTTCGTGGAGAGTTGAATGAGCTTGCTCAAGATTGATAAAGCATCTTTGGTTGAACCAAAAGTAAAAACGACACCAGAAAACGTTCAGGAAGCACATGAAGCACTGTTTCATTGTACTATGACTCTTCCTGCCGCAGCAAAACACTGTGGTATGACTCAAAAAGAGTTAAAGATGACGTTTTTTGAATATCTTAAGTATAATCCTGTTACTTTTGATCCCAAGGACTCTAAATAATACAACGTAGTATAATTGTATTATGAAATACAAGATTACCAACAATTACTGTTTCCATAATGACATCATTGTTGACATGTATTTCGTCCAAGGTATTCCATTCACATTTGATGACATTGATCCTGAACTCCAGGATGACCCATATGTGAATATTGAAGCAGAGAATACAACACAATATACAACAGAAGACTTGTATAAGTGGTCTAGTTACCTTATGCAAGAAGAATGTCATCCCCTACTATATCCACTAGAACTAGAAAATCCTGAGGCACTTCCTCAGGACTGATTGCCTCCGTAGCTCAGCTGGTAGAGCAGGGCTTTTGTAAAGCTCAGGTCGCAGGTTCAAGTCCTGTCAGAGGCTCTGGCGATACTGCCGAACCAATCCCTTCCGTGTGACTTTAAAACCCTCCCTTAGGGAGGGTTTTTTAGTGTCTAAATAGAAAAAGATTAGTATTCTTACGCGGATATAAAATGCCTCTTTCAAGATTAGAGAATTTCCTTAAGAACGCAGAAGGTAATATTCTTTATGTTAATCCTTCGGACTTCGATGCTACCGATAGTTTTGAGAACCAAGGTAACTCATTAACGAGACCTTTCAAGAGTATTCAAAGGGCACTTATTGAAGCAGCAAGATTTTCTTACCAAGCAGGTGAGAATAATGATAAGATTGATAGGACAACTATTCTAGTTTATCCTGGTACGCACTATATTGATAACCGTCCAGGTTATTCTATTGAAGAAATAAATGGACAAGCAGTTTATAAAGAAAGAGTATCACCAACTGAATGGGTAGAAAGAGTCCTTCCAGAATTTGGTGAGAATACTAATTTTGATATTCTAGACCCAGCAAACGATTTAAGAAAGTATAACGCAGTTGCTGGTGGTGCAGTTCTTCCTAGAGGTACTTCAATCATTGGTCTTGACCTAAGAAAGACCAAGATTAGACCATTATATGTTCCCGACCCACTTGACGATAATGTAGAAGAGTCAAGTATTCTTAATGTAACTGGTACTTGTTATTTTACTGCATTCACTATCTTTGATGGAGACCCAACAAAGACTGTTTATAAAAACTATGACCAGAATACTAGAGTAGTACCAAACTTCTCTCACCATAAATTAACCACCTTCACATATGTTGATGGTGTTTCTAAGGTCAAACTAGGTAACTATCAAACTTACCTAACTGACCTTGATATGTATTATTACAAGGTTGCAAAGGCATATGGTGATGTAACTGGTAGAGGTCTGACTGACTTCCCAGTTGGAACTGACTTTGAACCATCTATTGATGAATTTAGAATTGTTGGTGCTCTGGAAGCAAACCCTCTGGGTATTTCTAGTATTCGTGCTGGTAACGGAGATGGAACTGGTGACCTAAACGTCATCACTGTAACTACAGCAGACAGACTAACTGGTTCTACAGCACCTCACAATCTGTTTGTAGATAGCCCATTCCTACTTAATGGTGTTAGTGTTGATGAAGACTCTTATAATGGTTCCTTCACTGTTAAAGAAGTTGTTGGTATCAATACATTTACCTTCACAACAAATGAATCACCACTAGAAGTTTTACCAGCTGTATCTGAGTTTGATACAGCAACAGTTTCTTCTGGTTCAGATACTGTAAGTTCTGCGTCTCCATACATCTTTAACTGCTCACTCCGTTCTGTATACGGTATGTGCGGTATGCACGCTGATGGTAATAAGGCTGCTGGTTTCAAATCAATGGTCGTGGCACAGTTTACTGGTGTCTCACTACAAAAAGATGATAATGGTTTCATCATCTATGATGAAGGTGCTTTCTATGATGAAACTACTCTACCACAAAATAGTCCTTTAAAACCTCTACATACAAACTCAAGAGCAGTATTTAAACCAGACTACGAAAACTTCCACATTAAAGCATCTAATAATGCTTTCATTCAGGCAGTTTCTATCTTTGCTATTGGTTATTCACATCACTTCATTTGTGATACTGGTGGTGATATGTCTATCACCAACTCAAACTCTAACTTCGGTAACACATCACTAGAATCTCTTGGATTCAAACCAGAAGCATTTAACCGTGATGATACTGGATTTATTACTCACATTATCCCACCAAGAGAACTTGTTTCTGAAAACAGTCCAGTAACCTGGGTATCTCTTGATGCATTAAAAATTATTAACGCAGCAGATACTTCTAGACTTTATGTTGCTGGTGCAAACAATGAAGAAGTTCCACCAGCATTCCAGGTTGACGGTTACAGACTTGGTGCTAAAGACGGTGACCGTCTAAACCTAACTATTACTATTGGTACTGCTCAGACTAACTACTCATCACCAATCCTGATGCCAGTAAATGGTGGTTCAGGTGTTTCTGCTAGAAAAGAATATACAGTTGTAAGGTCAAATAATGAAAATAGTATTACTAACGATACTATTACACTAACAGCAAGTCATCAATTTATTAATGGTGAGAAGTTAAGAGTATTCTCCGATACTGGTCAAGTTCCAGATGGTCTTAAGAATGAGGGAATTTACTATGCGATTACCTCAGGTGTTGGACCAAACCAAGTAAAACTTGCACAGTCAGTAAATGATGCACTTGCAAATCAACCAATTTTAGGTATTGCAAACAATGGTGGTGTTATCACCTTAGTATCTAGAGTTTCAGACAAACTTCCAGGTGATTTGGGACATCCAATTCAGTGGGATCCTAATGAGTCTTCTTGGTATTTGCAGTCTTCACCAAATGGCATTCAGAATGAAATTTATTCTGCTATTGTAGGTATTGGAACTCAACTTCTAGGTACTGAGACATCATCTTCATTCATTGAAAGACAACTAGATAATCGTTCCATTGACGATAAAATCTATAAGATTCGTTATGTTATTCCTAAGGAATATACTAATGCAAAACCACCTGAAGCAGGTTATGTTATTCAGGAATCAAATAACGTTGGTATTACTAGTATTTCATTTACTAATGATATCATCTCAGATTCAACAGAACTTAGAAATGAGAGTGTAATTGTCAGTGCATCTGCTGGTCCTATTATTGCAAATGCACAGGTAGTTACCTTAACCACTGAGATTCCTCATGGTTTAAGTGTAGGTGATACTGTTAATATTAATAAAGTAAGAAGCACTAATAATAGTGATTCTACTGGTATTACTTCATCTTTCAATGGTACTTTTGAAGTTGAAGCAATTATTAATAGTAAGCAGTTCCAGTATACAATTTCTGGTGTTTCTACGAATCCTGGTTCATTCAGTAATGATATTGACCAGAGAGCAACGAGGCAGCAGAGAGAAGCACTACCTACTTTCTCCAGAAAAGCATTTAGTAATACTTACTTCATCTACAGAACTGCTCAGATTAAGAGACATATTCCTGGTGCAGATGGACAAGATGGTATTTACCATCTCATTTGTCTTCAGTCTAATGTTGCTCCAACGTCTGATGCTGGATTTAATCTCTACAAGAAAGAGTACAATCAGGACGTTATTAACCTGTATCCACAGTTAGATAGAGATAACCTTAATACTAATCCTAAGGCATCAACATCTTATGCAAGTTTGGAAGTCCTTGGTAGTGTTGTAACCAACGATAAGAGAAACTCTATTACTAGAGAAGCACTTGATTACTTCACTAAAAATAGTGAGGTTGGTATTGCAATTACAACTCTTGGTCTATCTGGAGTAGGAAATACCACTATTAATATTGGAACAGAAGTAGAACATGGTTTCAATAGAATCAAAACACTTTCCTTTACTTCTGGTGCTGGATACACACCATCTCAAATTTTCTATTCTAAGCAACTTGTTTCACAATCTTCAAGTGGTGACGGTGCAACAGCTAGAGTAACAACAAATGCTTCAGGTGAAGTTGTTAATGTTGAACTAGTTGATGCAGGTTCTTCTTATACTCAAGGAGATACCTTAGAAATTCAAGGTGGTACTACAAATTCTGTTGTTACAGTAACAGGAGTTGTTGATAACACTGAAACTGCAATTGAAATTCAAGGTTATAACTTAGATTCTTTCAATGACGTTTATAAGATTCGTTCGGTAACTGGTCCAAAGTCCTTAATTCTCGATGCTCCTTTAGGAATCTCTACATTTGTTCTCAATACAAATGGTGAAAGAGGTTATATCATTCCATCTAATGATGTTGTTGGGTTCTCCTCAGCATACATGACTGACCCAACTAGTGGAATTACAACGGTAACAACTACTTCTGCACACGGTTTGCTACCTGGTAATGCTATTAAGATTGTAAACTCAAATGATTTTGATGGTGATGCTGTTGTTAATGAAGTCATTGGTTTATCAACCTTCACATTTGTATCATTTGGAAGCACAGTTTATGCACAAGCTTCTCAAGGTCAAATTCTCAAGAAAACCATTGCACCAAATGCTTTAAACCTTGGATCTGGTGAAGAAAACTTAGGTTCCCGTGCAAGTACTTTCTACGATGGTTTAACTGTAGAAATCAATCTAGATTTTGATAATTTAAGTTCAACAATTAGTTTTGCTGACCCAGATGGTGTTAGAAGGGGTGACTACTTCTCTATTGGTTCTGAAATTATTAGAATTGCAAGTACATCTAATCCATTTGATGTACTTCGTGGTCAATTCGGAACTATTAAGGGAACATTTAAGTCTGGTTCCATTGTAAGAAGAATTAAGGTTCTACCTACTGAGGTAAGAAGACCTTCATTCATGAGAGCATCTGGTCACACATTTGAGTATCTTGGATTTGGTCCTGGTAACTACTCAACTGGTATGCCACAAAAGCAGGATAGAATCCTGTCTCAAGAAGAAGTTATTGTTTCTCAGTCTAAGGAACAAAGAGGTGGTCAAGTTGTTTACACAGGTATGAATGACCTGGGTGAATTCTATTCTGGTAGTAAGAAACTGAGTTCCGCAACTGGTGAAGAAACAGTTATTGATGCACCAATTCTTTCTTATACTGGTGACGACTCACAGGGTGAGTCTAGTGCAGTTTCTAGTGGTATCTTTGATGAATTACTTGTAAGACAAAGACTAACTGTTGAGGGTGGTGAAAATAACAACCAGTCTTCACAGTTCTATGGTCCTGTCAACTTTACCCAAAAGGTAACTAACCTATCTGATTATGGTATTGAAACAAAAGACCTATTCATTAAGGGTACTGCTGCACAGTCCAAGCTGATTACAGTTGGTATTGCAACTCCAACTCAAACCACTATTAAGTCACCAAGAGTTGGTGACATTCAATTCCTATCAAACCCATCCAATAACTATATTGGTCATGTAAGAGTAGGAAATGAGTGGAGACAGTGGGGTCTAGTAAGTAGAACTCCAGATGAATTAGACATCAGAGTAGATAAACTACATGTCAATACAACTGGAACTCCAAGTCAATTTAAGTTTGACGTTGATGGAAACTCTAGAGTCGAGAACTTAGTTGTTGCTGGTTCAATTGTATTCCAACAACCACAGAGTCTTGGTAATGTAACTTTCCAAGATATTATTGTTCAAAGAACAGCAAGATTCACTGCAACTGGTGTTGACCCTGTAACTGGACTAGGTTCAAATTATACTCAGATTCATGCTTCTGGTATTTCACAACTCAATGACCTAGATGTAACTGGCATCTCTACATTTGCAGGTCAAGTAGACTTTAACTCCAATGTCTTCGGTATTGGTGCTAAGTTCGGAAATATCAGAATTGCAATTACTGATGACAATACTATTGATACATCTGCTGGAGATATTACTCTAAACGCAGACTCTGGTATCACTAGAATTATTGATAACTTAATTGTTGATGGAAATAACTTCATCCTTAACAGTGGTGATGCTACTTCTATCGGTGGAACAATTACTTCCAGAATTGATAATGGAAGAGACATTCAACTAGGCATGGGTAGCACTGATGGTGCTGTTAAGATTCAACTTCATGCAAATGATAGAACAACTAATCTTGCTAAGGAAGGAAATGTAGAACCAGAAGGTTCACTGACCATTGAGAGACTTGCAGATGATAAGTTCACAAGTTCTGTTGGTGATTCAAGAATCACTCACAAGGGTGCTTCTGACCTCATCATTAACACTGCTGATGCAGATAGTAATATCAGCATCAGAACAAACGATACTCAACGTGTTCATGTTGGTTACTCAGGAACTGTAAGGCTTGAGAATGATAATGCTGGAACATCCCTAAATGGTACACATCTAAGTCTTGTTCAGTCAGGTGACGGTGATTCTGCACTATCTTGGGTACATGATAAGAACAACATCAACCAGAGATGGTACGCAGGTATTGATGCAAGTGATGGTTATGCTTGGAAACTAGCACACCCAGAACCAACACTATCATTCAACTCTGAAGATTGGGATAATTCCCAGGAAACAAAACTAAGTGTTGCTGCTAATGGTAATACAGTTATTGGTGGTGAATTAAGAATTGGTGGTGGAATACTAGATTCCTCAGCACCTGTTGTAACAGTCTTCGGTACACCTGTCCAGGCAAATATACTAAATTCTGCACATACAATTACTATTGGTAGTGATTCCAATACATCATTCGTAAATATCAGAGGAACTAAGGAAGCAGTTACTACAAATACTGGTGCATTAACTGTTGCTGGTGGTGTTGGTATTGCTGGAAACCTCTATGTCGGTGGTCATATGAATGACACTGACATCATTGGAACTTTAGATGTAAGTGGTAATTTTGCAGTTGGAACTAACAAATTTACTGTTGATGCTTCTACTGGAAATTCAATCTTTGCTGGAACAGTCAATACTGGTGGAGACGTTACAGTTAGTGGAAATATCATTGCATCTGGTGGTGCTGATATTGAAGGTAACAGTGACTTTAATGGTGATGTAAGAGCTATTAAGTTTATTAAGAAGTTCCCAACAGATAATGATGGTACTAACTTCCTAAGAGCAGATGGTAGTGATACTAATCTGACTGAGCAAGATTATATTGATTCTCTTGGATTTGTTCCTGGTGCTCCAATCACCATTAGTTCTTATCCAATTGGTAACTCAATCATCCTTGATTCAATTGACTCACAATTTGATGATTCAAAAGTTGAATTCTCACTCACCAGAAACTCTGGAACAGCATTTGTTCCAGTTGGTCCTGTAAACTTACTTGTTTCACTTGGTGGTGTTATTCAGGAAGCAAACAAGGACTACTTCATTAAGACAGATTCCAGTGGTAACTTCACAAATGTAATTAGATTTGTTGATGCTCCACCATCAGGAATGAACTGTTACATTATTGCACTTGGTGGACAGGGTGCTCTACTTTCTGACCCTGCATGGGAAAGAAAGGGAGAAATTCCTGTCGGTCTAAGAGATAACCAAGCAGCAATGATGCAAGTTGGTTCTGATGGTCAGGTTCTAACAGCAGATTCTAACGTAGCAGTTGGAATGGCATTTAAGGATCTCCCACCTGGTGTTCTCACAGGATCTATCTTCTATTTCCCATCTGGTACAATACCTTCTGGATATCAGAAATGTGATGGTGGTGCTGCACAAACAGCAGCATTGAGAGAAATTGTTGGAAACAATGTTCCAAACATGATGGACAGATTTGTCTTAAGTGCAAATGGTGCTGGTTCAACTGGTGGAACTAATAGTAAGTTGCTAAGAAGAACACACCTACCAAATCACAGTCATAATATGAAGGTTGCTGGTGGTCATAGACACAATGCAAACTCAGCAAATGCGGGAAGTCATGGTCATGGTGGAAATGCGTCAAGTGCAAACCATAGTCACAACTTAGGTAATGGTGGACACCACAATCACAGAGTTGGTGATAATGGACACCAGCACTCATTCACAGAAGAGGGTATGCAAAGAGGTGCTAGATATGATGGACAGGGTGAAACTGGATACAAACCACAAAATGATGGTAGAAACACTAATACTGGTCACGCAAGCATCTATTGCGATGGAGCTGGTGGTCATAGACACTCAGTAAGTGGTGGTGGTCATAGTCACCCTATTAGTATCAACAATGGTGGTTCTCACAAACACGAAGTTTACGTGGGAGATGCTGCTGGACACAAACACGATATTGAAAGTTCTGGTGACAATACTGCTTTCGATAACAGACCTGCATACATTACTCTAGTTCCTATTATTAAAACCTGATTTTATAATTTTTTTCATTATGGAAAATATTCAAAGTAGATTATATCTCCCGTCTCAAGTTGTTTCGGGAGAGATTGAAAATTTTGCCGCCCAAAGTCATAAGTTAGTAGATTGGATTTATGATTATCGTGATAGAAATCCAAGAAGTTCTAATAGAAGTAATGAAGGAGGATGGCAAAGTTATGATAAGTGGTTCTACGAATCAGAACCAACTTTTGACCCATGGTTGGATTTAATCAAGCAAGAACTTAGAGACTTACTTGGATACTATAGATTAAGTCATACAAACATTGACCTAGCTTCAATGTGGATAAACATTAGTAGTAAATATTGTTTTAATGTTACTCACACCCACAAACCTACTAATTTAGCTGGTGTTTTATGGGTAAAGATTCCTCCTAAGTCAGGTGATTTTGTTTTTACTTTCCCTGAAAGTTATTTTGATCCAGATATAATTCTTAGCACACAAGAATCTTATAGAGAAGAAATTGGACTACATACAGGAATAACAGAACATCCAAAAGAAGGTAAAATGATGCTGTTCCCATCATATATGCCACACAGAGTTGAAATGAATCATTCTGATGAAGATAGGATATCTATTTCGTTCAATTTAATGATAAATACTTAAAAAATCACCAGTTATGGCACGTACAGAGATTGAACTTATAAAAGACGGGAAAGTCGTCAGAGCTGATTTAACTGATGGTCTGATCGATACTTCTAAGTTGGATACGGATGCAGTAACTACTATAAAAATTAAAGATAAGCAAGTTACTCCAGCTAAATTATCTGATAGTGTAAGTAATACTTTCTTCCCTATCGGAGGTATTATTTTATGGAATGGTGCAATAGGATCTATACCAGCAAATTTTAGATTATGTGATGGTCAAAATGGCACTCCAGATTTAAGAGATAGATTTATTGTTGGTGCTGGTGGTGGATATACACCTGGTGACACTGGTGGTTCGAGTCAAGTAACTCTAACAGAAGCACAACTTGCAACTCATAGTCATGGTGATGGTACTTATTCAAGTGATGTAAATACTCATGCTCATGAAAAGGGTACATTAGCAAACGAAACTAATGAGCATAGTCATGGTGCTGGAACATATGAAGCATCAGATAATACTCACAATCACGGTATAACTGACCCAGGACACAAGCATAGATGGGGTGTTGATGATAACCAAGGTGCTGTAGGTCCAAACAACCCAGACGCAAACCCTGGTTCTCAGTATAGAGATACAACAAGTGATTCAACTGGAATCAGTATTAATAATGACACCCATGACCACGACGTTGCTGGTATTTCTGAGTCTGATTCACATAGTCATACAATTTCAGGTTCAACTGCTGACCATTCCCACTCTCATGATATTACTGGTGCAAGTGGAGATGCAGGAAGCAGTCAACCACATGAAAATAGACCACCATATTATGCTCTAGCATACATCATGAAAGTATCATAAATACACACGTAATCATTCGATATCATTTAAAAACATGGAAGCGACTAAGATGAGAGAAACTCTCACACAGAGAGCAACAGAAATTCGTGATGAACTTCTAGAACTAGAGAAGACATTCAATCAAAAGAAAGAACAGTTTCTTAAACTCACTGGTGCTTTAGAAGCTCTTGATCAATTAGATACTGATGTTCCATCAACGGCAACAGAGTGATTGTAAAGCAATCCTCTAGGTCATGTCAATGTTGACAAACGAATTATCTAGTGGTATTCTAATTAAGTCTTGAGATGTTCTTTGCGTCTTTGAGAACTCAAGACCCGTCTTTGGTGATGGACGGTTTTTACATGAACTGAGGAGGGGTTGGTGTCCCTCCTCTTTTTTTGTGCCAATTTTAGAGGTGTCCACCAAACCACCCACGCACCCCCAAATGCCCTATACTACTAAGGTATTCAACGGACAGACCCGATGGCAGTTAATCTTGAAGTCAAAGGTTCCCTGGCAAAGTGCCTGGCAACTGAAAACCTCATCATTGAACACAAGAAAGTTCCTACTGCATCTTTCGATGTTGACCGTCGTGTGCTGACTCTCCCTAACTGGGACCGAGCATCTGCAACTGTCTACGACCTTCTTGTTGGTCATGAAGTCGGTCATGCTTTGTTCACTGACAATATTGACTGGACTGTTGGATACCCTGATGTTCCCAAAGATTTTGTGAATGTCCTGGAAGATGTTCGTGTCGAACGTCTCATGAAGAAAAAGTTTGCTGGTCTTTCCCGAACTTTTTACAATGGATACAATGAACTGAATGATGAAGACTTCTTCTCTACTCGGGATGAAGACCTTGACAAGTGTTCTTTCATTGACCGTATCAATCTGTATTTCAAGATTGGTGCATTTCATAACATTGCATTCTCCGATGAAGAGAATGAATTCCTCACCCGTGCATCTCAGACAGAATCTTTTGATGATGTACTGCGTCTGTCCAAGGACATTACTGACTTTGTAAAAGCAACAAAGCAGGAACCGATGCAATCTCCCCTCCCTCAGCAGGGACAGGGAGAGGAAGGTGAGGATGAGGAGCAGGACTCCTCTGAAACCTCCCCTGAGGGGTCTCAGGCACCCCAGGAGGACGGTCAGCAGGAACCCACCAAGAACAGCAGCACCCCTGAGGAGAAACAATCATCTCCTGGTGGTGGTGGCAGTCAACAGCAGGACAATGAACTTGAGTCTAAAACTCAGGATTCTTTTGATGAGCAACTTGAAAGTCTCACTAACAAATTCAGAAGTGAGGATACTTACTATGTTGAACTTCCTACTTTTGACTTGGATAAACTGATTATCACTAATGAGTATATCCATGACCATTGCGATAAGTGGTATGCAAATGCCGAAGAAAATCGTTCTTGGGTGGTAGAAGGTACTAAGGTTGCTATGAGTCAATATGCTACCTTCAAGAAATCTGCTCAGAAGGAAGTCAACTACATGGTGAAAGAGTTTGAGTGCCGTAAGTCTGCTGACCAGTATGCTCGTTCCTCTATTGCTCGTACTGGTATTCTTGATACAGCAAAACTTCACACTTACAAGTACAATGAAGACCTCTTCAAGAAAGTCTCCGTTGTTCCTGACGGTAAGAATCACGGTCTGATTTTTATAATCGACTGGTCTGGTTCTATGTGCAACTTTATCCTGGATGCATATAAGCAACTGTGCAGTCTGATGTGGTTCTGTAAGAAAGTGAATATTCCTTTCGAGGTATATGCTTTCACTCTGGAACCTTCTGCTTACATTGAGACGCAACCTGACCACCCTTATACTTACAATCATAAAGAAGGATTGTTGGTTCCCGAACAATCTTTCCGTCTTCTCAATCTGTTCACCAGCAAGGTAAACAATCCTACTTTGGAAAAGCAGATGGGTACTGTTTGGAAGACTGTTTATAGTCACCAATATCGTCAGTATGAGTCTCCTAGCATTCTGGACTTGTCTGGAACTCCTCTTGGAGAAACTATTATGGCTCTCCATCAGGTGATTCCTGCATTCCAATCTGCCAACAAACTTCAGAAGGTGAATTGTGTCTTCCTTACTGATGGTGAAGGTTATCAAAATGCCATCACTGTTAAGAAGAAACGGTTCTTTGATGATGAAGAAATCATTGGAACTACTCGTAAAGCACACGTTGCTATCCGTAATCGCAAACTTGGACGTGTTTATCCTGAATTTGATTGGAATCAGTTCCCAATGTATTCCAAGATTCTTCTGAACACTGTTCGTGATGCATTCCCTTCAGTGAATCTCATCAACTTCCGTATCACTCCTTCCCGTGAGTTTTCCAACTGCTGGCGTTGGTACGGTAACGGTTCCTCCGACCTGTATGAGAAACTGAAGATGGTTTATAGTAAGCAACAGTGTGTGCAATTTGATGACACTGGTTATGACCAGTTCAATGTCATTGCTGCATCCGCACTCAACCAAGATGATGAATTCATCGTCAAGGAAAATGCGACTAAGGCACAAATCAAAAAGAGTTTCACTAAGATGCTCGGAAGCAAGAAAACCAACAAAAAGATTCTTGGTTCCTTCATCGAACTCATTGCCTGACCACTTAGGAGGGTGTCCACTCGGACCCCTCCACCCCCCTCAGACCTGCTACAATTACTAGGTAATCAACAGAGAACACATGACTGACCAAGCACTTGCTCTTCTTAAAGAAAAGTATGGCACTGAGTTCGGTGCTAATGCTGTTAAGGAAGTTGCTAAGGAATTGAATACTTCTTATGCTACTCTCTCTAAGTATCTGAACCAGTACAAGGTTGGTCGTGGTAAGTGGTCCCTGGAGCAAACTGTCCAGGAATTGGAAGAAACTCTTGCCTCCTCTGTTCCAACAATGACTTCTGTAGAGCAAAACCTTATCCCTCAGAAAGATGATTCCTTCGTCCAGTTTGGTAATTTCGGTGATGTTAAAAAGGTTATTGCATCCCGTATGTTCTACCCTACGTTCATTACGGGACTCTCTGGAAACGGTAAAACGTTCTGTGTTGAGCAAGCGTGTGCCCAACTCGGACGAGAACTGATTCGTGTGAACATTACAATCGAGACCGATGAAGATGACCTTATTGGTGGTTTCCGTCTTGTTGATGGTGAAACCGTCTGGCACAATGGCCCAGTCATTGAAGCCCTGCAACGGGGTGCTGTGTTGCTCCTTGACGAAATCGACCTCGCAAGCAACAAAATTCTCTGTCTTCAATCTATTCTCGAAGGAAAAGGAGTTTTCCTCAAGAAGATTGGCAAGTTCATTGCGCCCTCAGAAGGTTTCCAAGTATTCGCAACCGCAAATACAAAAGGTAAAGGTTCCGACGACGGACGATTCATTGGAACTAACGTGCTCAACGAAGCATTCCTTGAACGATTCCCCGTCACCTTTGAGCAGTCTTATCCGACAGTAGCCATTGAATCTAAAATCTTGACTAAAGTGGCAGAGTCTCTTAATATTCCTATGGTTGGTGAGCACACTGACTTCATTAAGCATCTGTGTGATTGGGCAGACATCATCCGCAAGACCTTCTATGATGGTGGTGTTGATGAGGTTATCTCTACTCGTCGTCTTGTTCACATTATCAAAGCATATGCTATCTTTGGTAAGAAGGATAAAGCAATGAAGGTATGTCTGAATCGTTTCGATGATGAGACCAAAGCAACCTTTGTCGAACTCTATGACAAGATTGATGCTGACTTTGAAGTTCAGGAAGAGGCTCAAGTCCCTGCCAACTGATTAGTCTAATATGTGGGTTTATGAGTTTATTTTTGTAAACCCACATATATAGATATGTGCCAAATCCCCTCTACCTTCCACACTCAAATGCCCACGTTACTCTACGAATTAGACGCAGATTCAATTTACGAAGAAATTACTGAGAATTTTGATGAAGTTCATGATGTAGAAGATGATGACTATCGTGAAGATAGAATGGAACAGATGATTTCCCGTCACGGATAATGGAGAGTCATGCAAACAATTATTCCCGAAGAATTAATAAAGCATGACGATCTTGAAGCATTTGCTGAATATCTTGGTATAGATTACGAAGATTTCTATGAAATGCTTGTTTTGGAGAACGTTTATGAGTATGATTACGACGATTTGTCTTAAGAAACATTGCAACTTTGTTGCATCTCGAACACTTTTATCTAAAATAGTATGTCTATTTCCGTTATCTATGATATCGATTTAGTCGATGAAGACTATGACGAGGACTATAAACAGTTCTATGTCAAAGCAATCGTCGAAGATATGGCACTTGAGTATATGGGTGACTATTGGAACCCACCTGAATACGGACCCGCAGTCTGTGAAGCAAACTTTCTCCTAGAGAAAGAGGAACTACTCCCACAAGATTCAAACAATCTAATCGAGTTCATTGAAGCACTTGAGTTAGATTGGGAACTTGTGAAAGATGACTACTGACTTAACAAATGAAAGACCAAAACACTATCCCAGACGGCGAAACCAAAAAAGATAAATGGAATCGTGGTTTAGATATTTTTATCGAATCTGTAATTGAGCCAGACCCTGCTCTTAGGGCATGTGCTCACAATCAAAAGTGTTTTAACGAATTGATGGATGTTCGGGAAAACGTTCTCGATTACTTAAAGACACTAAGATGGAACAATTAAACGGTTATTACTACGGTTTACTATTATTCTTCGGAGTTCTCTTCTACATAGTAGGAACTCAACCAAATGCCGCAAGATTCTTAGTTCTTGCACAGAAATATATTGAGACAAAATACCAAATAACAAAATGGTGGTTGCTCAATAATCCTCGGAATCTTATCGTAAAGTATTTAATTTGGCGTAGGTCATTTAAGATGGCAAAGTCGATAAGAAAATCTGTTGAGGAGAATAAATAAATCGGAATGACCTTATTCTTTATTTTTTATCATGCATTACAAACCGTATAGCCCTGAATGGCATAGATATAGGTATTTGAAAGAGGCACTCGATTCGTATCTTGACGATTATGTTGAGAACGATATTATCATGAATGATATTCTTGATATTATCTGTGTTCGACAAGAACAAGCACATGCTGAGTATCATAAACTTGAAGACTTAGAACTAAAACTGCGGGACTAATATGCTGTCAACTCAATACAGACTCCGACTGGAGTTCATCTGTAAGAAGATTGCCAACAACGAGGAAGTAAAACTAGAAGATATGATTTGGGCAGAGAAACTTGCCAAGGCTCATACCACTGCTAGAGACTGGTTAAACAAAGCACGTCGTCAGTCCAAGGGGATTGAGGAGGGCAGTGTGGATGATTTTATGAATAAGATGGGACTAGGAGACCCCGACCC